CAATCAAACCCTGAACTGGTATGATTGTTTTGTTGGTTCGGAAGTCCTCTAACACTTCTGGTAATATACATAAGGCACCGTCTTATGCATTCCCAACTTATATGGGCACGTAACTCAGCCTGGATAGAGTATCCGACTTCTAATCGGTTAGTCGTAGGTTCAAATCCTACCGTGCCTGTTTTGAATAAAACAACTAAAAAATATAAATAATAATGTAATATCCATTTATAATATGGAATGTGTAACCTGCGGAAAAAATCATAATAATCCCAAGTTTTGTAGTAGAAGTTGTGCTGCTAAGTGGACCAATAAACATTACCCAAAGAAACAAAAAATAAGATTTAATAAAAATTGTGAATTATGTAATAAAGAAATCGATTATAGAAGTAAAAGATGTATTAACTGCTCTGGGTTTTTGGGTGATATGACCCTTAAAGAAGCAATCTATAAAAAACACCACAAATCTTCTGCCTTTGCTTTAGTGAGAACTCGTGCAAGAGTGGTTGCTAAAAAACTTGGATTTACCAAATGCATTAAATGTGGATATGATAAACACGTCGAAGTCGCACACATAAAACCAATATCCTCTTTTAGTGAAGAAGTTATGATTAGTGTTATAAACTCAAAGGAAAACATAATGCCATTATGTCCAAACTGTCATTGGGAATATGACCATAACCTTTGGACTTGACACCTAATCAAAATAATGCTACTATATAAAAGTGATAGAGGGTAAGTCACTGTTATATCCTTATGAGGTATATCACACTTACTCCATCAAATATTTGACAATTATACTCAACTATTCTATAATTGTCTCACAAGCGGAGTTAGTTCAGCGGTAGAACGCTATCCTTCCAAGTTAGATGTCGTCGGTTCGATTCCGATACTCCGCTCTGAACCTTCGGGTTCTTTAAACACACAAACACACAGGACTATGGCTATGACACCTTATGAACTTCGTTTCGAAATCTTTAAGCAAGCATACAATATGCTGAATGACCAGTATAGTATTGAAGTGGATACTGTTCGATATTGGAATGCAAATTCTGCAAATACTGTGAAGATGGATTATCCAGAGTTTCCAACTCTACAGGATGTCCTTAAGCAAGCAGAAATCATTAACGATTTTGTAAGTTCTAAGTAATAGAACATTCCACTCGACCGAGCAAGCGAACGGGCCCGACTGTTAATCGGAGATTGCTAGGGGCAGTACCTAGGAGTGGAGTTCTAACCTCTAAATATTATAAATAATAATGTAGTTGGAGGTTAGAGTGTCTAGTAAAGCGGTTGTTAAGTTTCGTCAAAGAAGAAAAAGATGGGCAGTTGAAGCATTTGGTGGTAAGTGTGGTATTTGTGGTTATGATAAATGTGTTGAAGCACTAGAGTTTCATCATATAGACCCTAACCAAAAAGATTTCACACCATCAGCATCTGTAGCAAATAGACAAGTATTTGTTGAAGAACTTAGAAAGTGTGTTTGTTTATGCTCAAATTGCCATCGTGAAATGCATTCTGGTGTTTCTAAAATTCCAGATAATGTGCTAAAATTTGATGAAAGTTTTTCGGATAAACCTTTACCAGAAAAACCAAAGCACCCTTGTAAAGAGTGTGGAAAACTAACAATTATTACTCAAACATTTTGTTCAGTAAAATGTTCTCGTAAAAGTAGAGAAGTTGCTGAATGGCCTAGTAATCAAGAACTACAAAAACTTGTTCTTGAAAATGGTTATTCTGCTACTGGTAGAATGTTTGGTGTTAGTGATAATGCCGTTAGAAAAAGGTTAAATAGAAGTGGTTCTGGGTGGAATTCCCAGCAGTTCCGATAGGGACTGTCCTTTGTAGGTTCGATACCTACATCTTCCTTACGGGAGATAAGAACGGCTATTGGAAACCTTTGTAGGTGCCAAAACCTCTCCCCAGGTCGATGTTTAAACTGGTGCTTGGGTGAATGTCAAGAGTGGGGACATAGGTAAAGTTCTCAACACCTACCACATCCTCTGGTAGTCTATTGGTAAGGACGGGTGGACAACACACATGGAAACTAGGTTCGATTCCTAGACAGAGGCAAAGGGCGATTAGCGCAGCGGTAGCGCAGTAGATTTACATTCTATTGGTCGGGGGTTCGAATCCCTCATCGCCCACTTTTATAAATACTTACAAAAAAAGTATAATGGAATCCCTATATAAGTTACTTTCTGATACTCAAGCAAGTTTATTTGTTCTTTTTCAAAAAACTTGGGTCTATCATTGGGACGTAGTTGGTGATGACTTTAAGCAGTTTCATGATCTCTTTGGAGAACAATATGAAGCAATGTTTGAGGAGATTGATAGAATTACTGAACATATGAGATACTTGAATGTAAAACCAGTTCCTACTCTTTCTAGAATTACTGAAGTTTCTCACATTTCAGAAGCAAATAGTGGACTAGATACTATGGGTATGGTTCGTGATTTGTTGGAAGGCAATCAAAAGATTATTGAACTTCTATCACAAGTATCAGAAGAAGCAGAAAATCAAAAATCAAAAGGTACAATCAATCTTGTTGATGATTTGAATGAAGCACATGGTAAATTTGTTTGGATGTTAAGATCTTTCACACAATGAAGAAAAAAGCATTTAGTAAGTTGATTCAAAAACCTTAAGGTTTCACCACCAAGATATTCATGAAGAACTTGATGAAATAAAACTACAATTGTTAGAGCTTAGGAGATTATTAGAAAATGTTAATAGTGAGATGCAAAGATTGCAACAGAGAGATAACGAGCACACATAAAACTCAAGTGTGTGGTTGTCAAAATATGATGACCGTTAAGGGTGATAGTGTAACAGCACTTGACTTAAGTAGAGTAGTTATGGTAAACTCTACAAAGAAAGAACAAAAAGCAAATGTTCTGACTTCTCAAGATCTTGCTTTTCAGGAGGCAAGAAGGCAACGTAAAGTAAGACGATTAGATTTTGAAATTCGTTGATTATAAGGAAGGTCAAGCCGATAGGTGACGGCAGCTGTCTTGAAAACAGTCGAGGTGTTAAATCCCTTAGGCGTTCGATTCGCCTACCTTCCGTTACATAAGATACCAATTTAATATTTTATTTGGTTTTCTGTATAGTAGTGTTACAAAACGCTGACATTTTGTTGACTTTGAAATGTCTGTGATTAGTATATAATAGTAATACGCATCGCAGACATGGACCAACATACTTACGAAAATTGGGTCCGCATCAAAGAAACTTTTGAGGCTTCTGGAAATACTGATAATATGTTCTACAAGAGAGCAGTAGAAATATCAAAAACCAGAAGAGATCCTCTTGCCAAATTTCTTGGAGATGAGAAGTGATGGAACCTGGTGATGAATTTATTAGTCGATCTGAAGTTCAGGAGATGATCGATGCTGCTATACGAAGGCACAATCGAAATGCTTCCATTATTTCTATGTGTGTTGGTTGGGTGGTCCTTGCTTTATTTGCTGAGGGACTGCTGAGATTGGTTGGTGTCATTCCCCCCTTACTGCCATGGCTGGATATTACCCTGAAATAATAGGTATCGTTTTCCTGTTGGTTTTTGCTGCCACAATGTTCTATCAAGGAACGTGTATTATGCGAGGGCAGCGTGGATATTCTCTTCGTGATTATCTTAAACAAGATAGTGAGAACATGCGTAAACGAATAGAAGAATTACTCAAGGATAAATGATTGTTCTAACAGAAGAGGATTTAAAAGAACTGCAACAAAGAGTTCTGCAGACAAAAATGAATGAACTATTTGAAGAACCATCAGCATACGAGGATGAATATGACGACGACTGATTGGCTCATATTCATTGAGTTTCTGTCACATATGCTCTATATGTTTATAGCATTCATGTGTGGTCTTATTATTGGTTATATAGTGGGTTTTAGAAATGGAGGAATGTGATGTTTAAAACACTCTTGTTTTCTACTCTCATCTATGCTATACTGATGTTGTCTTGGATTTGTTTGCAATGATTTTTCACATTGTAGAAACACTGGCAGCAAATCAATTCTTTCTCTTTCTATGTGGGATGGGGTTGACAGTCGTTCCTTTTGCTGGTATTATGTATATACATAGAAACAAACTCCCATAAATATTTGGGAACACATTAAGTATTCCCAAATGCAAACAAGAGTATGTAAATTGTGTGGTTGTGAAAAGTCTCTTGACAATTTCGCAAATGCTGGTATAATAAAAGGAGTTGAATATAAAAGACACCTATGTGTTCCTTGTTATTCAATATCAAAAAAACCAAGAAGACAACGAATCAAAGAGGAATATATAGAGTGGAAAAAAACACTTAAATGTTCAAAGTGCGGTAATGATGATTATCGAGTATTAGAATTTCACCATAGAAATCCTACAGAAAAAGAATATACCATTGCTAATATGGTTGATCGTGGTTATGGTGTAGAAAAAATGGAAAAAAGAACTTTCCAA